AAAGGCGCTGGCGCTGCTTCAGGCAAAGTAGGTAGCAATGCTGGGTCGCTCGTCAATTCTGTTATCAGCGGACTTGCAGAAGGTGGTTATGTCACTGGTCCCACGCCTGCATTAGTTGGTGAAGGCGGCGAACCAGAGTATGTAATTCCAGCCAGCAAAATGTCTTCAAGTTTGGCGAAGTATTCAGCGGGTGCGCGTGGTGATCAAGTGCTGGATAATTCAGGCCCTGCAACCAGCGGCGGCGGTACAGCTGTTGCTGATGCTCCAACCGAGATCAACATCAGCGGTGGTGTGATGCAGTTTGGTGGTGAAGAGTTTATCCGCAAGGACCAGCTACCTTCAATCGTTGCCCAAGCAAGCAAAGCGGGCGAAGCTCGTACCATGCGTAGGCTGCAGATGAGCCCTAGTTCACGCAGTCGTGTTGGCCTCTAATGGAATTAAATCTCGGCATTCAGCTCCAACTTGAAACCAGAGCTGGCGCAATTCAATACTCGTTCCAAAACTACAAGATCGGAGAAACCATCACCGATGGAGCGACTTATTCATTCGCACCATTCCAGTTCAGCGGAAGCGTCACCAACTTGGACGGCGACAACATTGAGGCGGGTCTAGTTTTTCCTTCTAACAAGGTGACTCGTTCTTGGGCTGAGCAAGCTTTACGAGAGAGCTGGGTCGCCAATGTTGCTGTAAAGCTCTTGAACGATGACAGCACAGTACAGAGCACTTTGTACTCATACACGGGTGCAGTTTCATCAGGGGGCTGGGGTGAGGTTCAGCTGGAGTTAAGTCTGACCGGCATCATGGACGCCACCCGCGCATCAGTCCCTGCACGTAAGTACATACGTGAGTTGGTGGGGCGGATCCCAATCACAGCGTCACTGAATGTGTGATCACTTAATTGGCATTTCGTATGAGTATGGAAGTGCAGGCAGCACTGTGGATTGCATCAGCCTGGTGATTACTGCACTGGATTGGCTGGGCTTACCCAACCCCGGCGTCAAAGTTGCCTGGTACGAGATGAGCCCGAAGGCGATTGCGCGAGAGCTGGCGACATACACAGATCGAATTTCCGAGCCGACTTATGATGGAGACATCGTGCTGCTCAGCGGCAAACCTATTGCATTCGGAGTGGCATGGCAGGGCGGGATCCTTTACATCAACAGGGATCTAATGAAGGTGGATTGGAAGCCAACAAGCAGCCATACAATCCTCCGCTCTTACCGTACGAAAAGCAGCTAATTGAGCTGCTTGGTTGCACGGAAGATGAATTCCGTGCCCTAGTCAGATTTAACGAGCTGAAGCCAAGGGTTAGACCGGCTGCCTATGCAGGCGTGCCAGACATTGTCAATGCACCGGCAGTGCCGATTCTGATCAACTTGGCCATTGGTTTGGCGTTGACAGGACTTGCGCTGCTGTTGGCACCAAAGCCTCCAGAGCTTGACCAGCAGGATCAGGACCGCAGGCGAATCAGGCAGCGGCAGTTACCTGATCAGGTTGGACCGAGTCGTTTCAACCAAACAGCAGGTTTCAGCGGTTACTCCAACCTTGTTGAGTACGGCGTTCCCGTGCCGATCGCATTTGGACGTCGAGGCATCGGCGCTGACAACCAGCCCACAGGCGGTCTCAACTTGGCTGGTTCGTTGGTGTGGAGCAGGGCATTCAGCGATGGCATCAGGCAAAGAGCCAAGCTGCTCTACAGCTTTGGTGAAGCAATACCCAATCCACCGCAGCTAGAAGGGGTTTGGCTTGGAACGACCCCACTAGGCGGATTCCAATCGCACGACTTCTGTTACTACTGGAGCAGCAAAGCCGATGGAACATCCAACAGGATTCTGGCGGCCAACAAAATTGCTGGAACACGTGGATCACCGGGCACTGGTGATCCGCAGCCGTTCAACGAAATTTTTACTGCGCCGGTCGAAAGCGGCGAGAACGGCAGGGGCTTCTCAATGGCCTACAACCCGCAAACCAAGGCATCTTTTGGTGTCTTTAACCCGGTCAGAAATGGGACGGCGTATCGACTGAACTGGGAAGTCATCAGCATTCCGCAGGCAATTGCTGAAGTTCCTGACGGGGCAGATGACGATGCAGAAGACGATGCAATCGAGTCAATCCGCGAGAAGCGAGCACTGCGTGTCAAAAACCAAGGCCCCCGAGGCAGCCGCACTGGATTCAGCCGCAGTGAAATTGGCGGCCAACCTGGAGTGGGACGCAGTTACGGCACCAAGACTGGAATCATCTCCTACAAAGCTGTTGACGAGCCAGCAGCCACATTCTTCGACGACAAGATTGACCGTCAGGGCGTATCTGTTGGCGACCAGCTTCAGTTTGTAATTGCCAGCGGTGGAGCGTCGTCATTAGATGGCGACAACTACGGCGATGTTTTAGAGGGCAATCCCAACGATTACGGCATTCGCCACGACGACGTCAGCAGCGCAACGGAGAACTACCGCGTCAAGGTTGACCAGCAGATGACGGCTGGCAGCCGATGGCTGATTGGCAACACCGTCTGGATCGTGCAGCAGCGCACTTCTGGTATCTGGGATGAGAGTAGAGACATTGTTGTTGACATGACCTGCGTAGAGATCAAGGGCAGCAACATCATTGGTTTCTCGGGCAGGCGTGCCGCAACTGAAGTTCTTGGCGGTTATGACGGCCCTTGGTTTGAGGTTGTCGACGGACCTCGCCCACCGCAAATTAACGCTGAAGGGTTCAACACAACTAAGCACTGCGGTGCTGGCTTCTGGAACATCGTCAACTACGAGGAAGCGGTGGTGCGGATGATCCGCGAGGCCGACACCATCGAATTTGGCATCGCCAGCACGGTATGGAATCAGGCCAACGGTCTTTGCGCGTTCAACAATCTGTTCTCACCTGGCTCAATGGTGAGTCAAGACAAAAAAGACATCAACCTGAACACGCCGTCACAAAGTCGTTATTTCACACGCACCAGCTGTTTTGAGATCTGGGTTCGGCCAATTCCTACTTACAGCGCTGACAGTCAGACAAACAATGCCTGGTCAAGGATTCCGCAGGTGTTTTGTGTTAGCGGTAACACGCCAAACGAAATGTATAACTACCTGCGCGTTCGTCCCAGAACTAAAGGCAGATACGAGTTCAAAATCAGCCCAAGAACTGGTTCGGACATTATTCAAAACGGGTTGGATACAGCAATTTACTGGCGGTTAAACGCACAGACTGGAACAACGTTTGGCGAAGATTATTTAACGGCCTACGGCAACATGCGGATCACCATTACTGGTGACAAAGTGACTCGGAGTGCCATTCTTACTTGCCGAGAAATGATTAACGGGGCTTTCGCTGGAGCGAGGCCACCAGTCAACACGACCCGTCCCACAGCCATTGCCAATACAGCGCAAGCACCAAACGGCACCAGCAGCACGCAGTGGATTGTGAATACCTATGTGACGCAGGTGATTGGCCGAAACCCCTCTTCAGCAGGAGAACGAGGCGAGGGTTATTTCAACTTCACGAAACCGCGTGGATCAGGCACTGCTGATGATGGCAAGATCCGCGTCAAAGTGACTGCAGTGGCAGGCACAGGTCGCGGCGTTCTTCACTACCAGACGTTTGGAACCTACGTTTCTTGGGCAGCGGGAAGCATCAGCTATCAGGTTGTTCCTGACACGTTCACTAATGACCAGTGGGCAGTGGGCGACAACTTCACCCACAACTTGCCAGTCAACAACCGTTATTCGCAAGCGGTCGGCTACACGTCAGTCTCATTCACCTACAACATCACAAATACTGAGACCGTCGTTACGGATCCAGGCGGAGACATCAGTGACGATGCACGTTTCTTTGAAAGATTCACGCAGCTAGCTGATTGCAGCCACTGGGATGAAATTCAGAAAAGCTGCAACAGCAGTCCAGAACACCGTCTGAGTTACGTCAACGAGTGCGTTGAGGAGAGCCAGGATTACGGCCCACCGGATTACGAAGACCTGAGCATGTTGGGTCTGTCAATTAAGTCCAGTGTTGGGCTGTCATCTATTGAGCAGATCAGAGCATGGACGCCTACAGGCATCAAGGTGGACCGTCTTGAGCTGGGGCGTATCGGCGCAAGTGATCTATTCAGCAACTTGCTCTACTACCTGATGACGAATCAGAACCAGGGGGCGGGGGTCTACATCCCAGAGGAGCTGATCGACAAAGACAGCTTCATCGAGACAGGCAAATACCTGGAGCAGAACAAACTGTTCTGGAACGGTGTTGTGGAGGCAGAGACAAACCTCCGTTCGTTTGCCGTCAGTAACGCATCCACTGCGATGTGCCTGTTCACCATCAAAAACGGCAAATATGGGCTTGAACCTGCGCTGCCGATTGATTCGAGCAAGGCTATTAGTGCCAGCTCAATCAGCATCAAGCAGATTTTTGCAACTGGCAACATCCTTGAGGGTTCTTTCAAGGTGGCTTACCAGGATGTCGAGTCACGCCGCCCCGTAAAACTTTCAGTGCGCTACCGGGTTGCACGTGATTTTGAATTACCTGATGTTGGCGCGTTTGTTATCGGCTACAGCGACCAGAGCACACAACTGATTGAAGACCTAGACCTTTCAGAGTTCTGCGACAACAAGGACCAGGCCATACGAATTGCCCGTTACACACTTGCCAGCAAGCGTTATACCGATCACGCAGTCAGCTTTGACACGCTGCCGACCGGTCTGAGCATTCAACCAGGCGATTACATCAAAGTCGCGTCAGAGGAGATCGCGTATCAGACGGGCTTAAACGTCCGTATTGACGATGATCTAAAGATTGTCAGCGCCACCCCGCTTGAGGATGGCCAGTACAAGGCAAACATCTACCTACCTGGAGCGGACAGCATTGTTGAGGTTGATCTGGAGGTGATTGACGGTGTGGTGACAAACCCTGAGTTGCGAGGCGGTTTAGCCAGCCTCTTCACAGTGACTCCGCACAACAACGTCTACCGGATACAGGAAGTCTCTTTGAGCGAGGAGGGTATCGTGTCTATAAGCGCAGTCATCGTTCCGACTGACAGCTCAGGCGCAAGCATGATTGCTCAAGCAGTGCTGAACTCCACCGGATTTGATGTAATCGACTGATGGCTTACCCAACCCTCAAACCAAGCGCCAGAACTTACACACCGGGTAACTGGGCTAACAAGCAGTACAACAGCATCTCTGGATCCGAGACAAGGATCAGGTATGGCGACAAGCGGTACAACGCGACCCTTCAGCTGACCTACAACAACATCCCTGATACTGAAGCCGACAAGTTCCTTGCCGACTATGACGCGAACTTCGGAACCTACAAAAAGTTCACTTTGCCATCTGAGGTTGTAGCTGGCTGGACCGGCAGCAACTACATCCCAAACACTGGA